CCTCGCGGGTGCCCTCCGGCGGATTTAGGTCCGCTGGGCATGAATTAACATGCTCTCCTGTAGGCACGTGCCACTGCATACTGACCTGAATGCCTCTGCTTTCAATGTACCCCTATACTCAGTTTGAGAGACTGAGCACGGGAGACGAGAGTAAGCAAACACTAGGTATGTACGCGCGTGGTTACATTGTCAGTACTTCTTAGTACTGATGTCAGCTGAGCTTCCCCGTTTAGGGCTGCTCTGTAGGCAATTGCCTATCGTGAAAAAGTGAGGAGTTTAACCATCTATGCCCACCAAAGAGGTAGTCCGTAATGAATCCTTTAATACGTACACAGCTTCAGCGGTCAACGCGGTGCCGATCGCAATCACGCGATCTACATCTCGTTACAGCTTTACTGATACTGTTAGTGGCTCTTCTTTACGTGACTATAAAAGACGCATAGCGAAAGGATTGCAGGCCACCACTACTTTTATAGCGGACCGGTCTACAATTCGATCGTCATATGGCCATGCACTTTATGAGTACATGACCACGCCTAATCCTCTTACGGGATATAGATATAGGGAACGCTATGGAGCACTTTGGGTTAACCTCGGTGTTCCTACGCTGCCCCTAACTACTCACTTGGCAACGGCTGAGACTATAGCCAGGGAACAGTTTTACGCGAATTACCGATCCGCCCAGACCTCATTTCAAGGTATGGTTGCGTTAGGTGAGTTGCGTGAAACTCTTACGATGCTTAGGAATCCCGCTAGGGAACTTCGTCGTCACGTTGGAAAGTTGTACAACAAAATCCTTTCTAAAAAGGGCAGAGTTGGACGTACTACCAAAATGAAGAATAAGTACTTGAGCGAGACATGGCTTGAAGGCTCTTTCGGTTGGTCACCGCTCATCAATGATGTGCATGGTGCCCTTAAGGCTCTAAGTAACCGCCGCGATTACATAGATCGTAATTTAATTACGATCAGTGGGATTGGGACTGTTACTGACGAGTCTGTTTCCGCAGGAGCCGGGTATAGCGCCGGGGGCCTCTCCTACGAATGCTTGCAAAAGCAGACGGAGGAAACCCTCGTTCGTTATAAAGGTGCCATTGCCTGTACTACTGAGACCCCGTATGAAGGTGAGAGTCGTCTGTGGGGGTTTACACCCGATCAGATAATTCCTACCGTCTGGGAGCTCATACCGTACAGCTTCCTCATCGATTACTTCACCAATATTGGTAAAGTTCTCGATGCCTGGAGTAACAGGACTTGCCACCTTGCGTGGGGTGCTAGAACCGAACGGCTGTCCGCAATTAGGCGGCCAGTAGACGTTCGTAGCACTAATTCACATATAGGAGTAAGTTCTGTCCTCCAGGAGTTTTTCTATCCTGGCGACTGGGTAGCAGAGACAAAACGGATTCATCGCGACCCTGTAAATACGGTACCTATACCGGATTTTAGGTTTCGGATGCCGGGATTTTCAACTAAGTGGTTGAATATCGCTGCACTCGCGCGTGTGAATTCGTCCCGTTTCTGATTCTTTTAACCTTGATTACAAGGCCATAAATCATGACCTGGAGTCCTTCTTCCCCTATTACGGGGGCCGCGCAGACAAGCCTTACGTCACCAACGTATAGCTTGACTGCAGACACCGCACCGTCCCAGAATGGGCGGCAGTATGCTATCACCGCTCTTGGTGGTACGCAGACTGGTGTTCTCACGACCGGCGCGTCAACGCCCTTCACCCTGTCGTTCTTCAAGCCGGCGGTTCTAAAAACCCGTCAGCTTGATTCAACAGGAAAGGCGGTGACGATGCCGATGAACGTCTACAAGCAGATTACTCGTAAGAGTGTTATCTGCGACGCTGCTGGCTCGACTCGCGTAATGCTGGTTACTACCTCTATTGAGGTACCAGCAGGAGCGGAACTTGTCAACAGCTCGGACGTTCGAGCAGCTCTCTCCTGCCACTTCGGCGCTCTTGCTAATACGAGCGCTGGCATTGGCGACACGGTGATTACGGGAGTCTACTAATGACTCCCGAGGAAGTTAAAGTCAAACTTCTCAAAAACCCGTGGTTCCTCTGGATCTTGGTCATACTTGGGATTAATCCCTTGTATTTCGTAGGTCCCGTGCTTAATTCAAGTGCTCAGCACTTGGATGAAGTCTCACGTGATGTGATGATGTCGAACTCTAATCGGTTCTAATCACCACATCTTGAGGAAGAGATATCTGCTTTGGGAGAACTGAAATGCGCCGTCAGCCAATCGTTCTTTACCAAGACCTTCTAGATGATCTGTCACGCCATCTACCTTCGGATGTCATCAGCGCTTTAAGCGCTGGTAAGTCCGTCGATTGGTGGCCTGATATAACGCCGAAACAGTTTGCCTGCTTGGCTCTGGCAAAGGTGTTCTACAAAAAGTGTGTAGATGACACCGTTGCAAGTGCTGACTCGCAAGCTCTGAAGAACTTCCTGCAGGTTAATGACTCCTGTGGGAAGTGGCGCTTAGATCTTCGTAGCACTTGGGAGGAAGAAGCTGTAGGTACCATAAAAAGGCATCTACACAACTTCTTTCACCCTCGCGGCGACGTTCTAGTTCCGAACTTAACCTATCTTTTCGATAGGGGAAGGAATGGCCCTGGAGCGTCGATTGGATCTGTTGGGGATGATGACTATACAAAACTGTATAGCTCCCAACTATCCTGTACGAAGTCGATCATCTACCGTGCTTACCGGACTAGTATGCTTAATCACCCGATGGTTGAGGATGCTGAGTTATTCAGAAACCTCAAATACGGTGAACCCCTACTAGTTGAAGGCAATCGCCTACGCTTCGTTCCCAAACAACGGGACATATCACGGGTGATCTGTATTGAGCCTACACTAAACATGTATGCTCAATTAGGTCTCGCTTCTATCTTGGAAGATCGGCTCCGTCAGTACTTCGGTATTGACATTGCTACTCAACCTGATAAAAACCGTGAGCTTGCGTCTCAGGGGTCTAAAGATGGGTCTTTCGCTACGATTGACCTGTCCTCGGCCTCTGATTCTATGGCATGCGGGATGTTGCGAGAAGTTCTCGACGTCGAAGTATTTGACGTCTTGAACCTATTGCGATCTCCCGTATCTGTATTGCCTAACGGCGAGCAAGTGAAGTTAAACATGATCTCTACGATGGGTAACGGTTATACGTTTCCATTGCAGACTATCTTGTTTGCTTCTGTGGTCTCAGCGGCATACGACATGCATTCTTTGGTGAGAGTGCGTGGCGGACTGCATAATCCCGCGAACTTTGGAGTTTTTGGAGATGACATTGTGGTTGACGTTCGCGTTTACCACACTGTTTGTCGTCTCCTTGAGCTCCTTGGTTTTAAGATTAATGCTGAGAAGTCCTTCTTTGAAGGTCCGTTTCGCGAGTCGTGTGGCGGTGACTTCTTTCGAGGCCACCGTGTGCGGGGTGTCTATGTTAAGACATTACGCACTTCACAGTCTCGCGTTGTAGTGCTTAACCGGCTTCATGAGTGGATAGCTGACACAGGCGTCCCTTTAACAAGGACGACTACTAGGCTGTTCCGTAGTATCCC